CGGCGCGGGACAGAACTTAAATACTTGATCGCCAATGATAACGGTTGCTTCCTCGCCGTTCGCTTCGGCCCACCAGCCCACACTAAACGGATGCGAACTGCCCCAATCGAATGACCGATCTATTGACCAACCTGCGGGGATGACGAAGCGCGGCACAACATGGAATTTCTTGTTCCATATGTCGCCGAATGCGTCACCGGCTACAATTTCCCAATCACCATAAAGCCAAGCTTTGCGCAAGTTTTCATCGGTAATGGATTCAAGTTCCGCGACATATTCAGGCGGAAGATATTTGTTTTCGCGGTACGATCCGAAGATTGCAACTTGCGTGCGAATGACAATATCGTTTTCTTGCGTTTGCGGGTTGAAAACTTCAACTTCGGTTTTAACGACGGTTCCGCGCGGCGCAGGATCAATGAAACGATCCTTGACCCAATTGTGACCCGGCCCGGCCGGGTTCGTCGTGCTGAACACTTCAAGCGGAATCGGCGGAAGCGGCAAACCGTCCGGCGTTAAATAGTTGCCAGTTTTCTTGTCGCGCGGCGTGTCGCGTTCCGGGTCAAACGTTGAACGATTGACCGACATGAACTTGTTATAAAGTGCGTCGGTCGCGTGCTTAGTTAATTCGTTCCAGCCAAGAAACGGGTATTCGTGACCGTGGAAGCCTTCATAATCCGCAAGCTTTTTAACGTGACGAAAAAGCAATTCTTCGCCAGTCGGCCAAACCCATTTGTATTGCGAAGGTGATTCAAGGAAAACCGCGCCATCGCCGAATTTCTTAAACCATTTCTTTGATTCGGCAACCAAACCGGCTAAATGGTCAAACTCCAAATCAAAGATAACGCCGCGCCAATATTGGCCGTAACCAATACCGACACGGCGACGGAAACGCATTAACTGCGTTAAAGTTTTGCCGGGGCCGCGTGCGCCTTCGTATAAAGTATGATGGCACCGGGAATCAATCGCCAGTTCTTGCGACGTTCCGGGTAACGGTTGCCATACAACTTCAAAGTCTAAAGGCTCGCCCGAATTAGTGTCTTGAAGCGCTAACATCAATCAACGCCCGTTGCTGTTGCTGCGCTTTGCGTTCCCAATCGTCATCACTTCCCATATCCTTAACGACCATGACGCGATTGTTATTGACTTGAACGTTAACGTTCGTGCCTTCCTTCACGATGAAGCCGCGCGTTTCGGCATAAAGCTTGTAAAACTTTAGCTTCGTTTCGCCGTCCCATTGCGTCCGGGCTTGCTTCAAGATTTCGCGGGCGAAGTCGGCCTTTGTGCCAATAAAGTTCAAATCGCCTTCGTCAGCGCCTTTGGTCATTCGCTGCTGTTGTGCGATAACTTCCGGGTCATCAAGCCATTTGTTCGCCATGACAAGCGCTTTGCCGGTGTCCGAAGTAACCGACAACGCAGCGGCAAAGCGGCCTTCCATCGTGGCCGGGTGCTTGAATAGCGCAGCCGCGAACGCAGCCTTTAAGCGCGCATCTTCATCAATGACAACGGCCGGGATAGTGTCCATGCGGAGACTATAACCGGCCGTCAGATCATTTGGAAGCGTCGCCGCAATTCCGTTTCCACGCTTCATTGTGGGCAAGAATTTGTCGCGCTGTTTCCGGTGAAAGGTTGTCTTGCGTCTTGCTTATGTAGATGGGCGAAACCCATTTGCAAGCCGTATCGACAACAACCGTGTCAGGCGTGCGGTCAATCCCGCGACCAATCGTTGTGCAACTTGTCAATAACAGCATCGTCATTAAGACGATTAACTTTGTCCGTTTCATCTTTCGCCCCTTGTATGGTTTCAACTTCGCGGGCCGCTGCGGCTTGCGCCTGTTCAACCTTGCGCACGGCTTCATTATCAATGCGCTTAACTTCCGCTTCGGCGTGTTCTTGCTTTGCGTCAAGTTCGCCTTTGCGTTTCGCGTTTTGATAGAATCCGAAGATGACAAGCGCAGCCGCACCGATAGCCGCCAGCCATGCCCACAATTGCGCGCCTTTCTTGGCAAGCCATGCTTGAATCATTTTGCCGCCCCTTTTTCGCAAAGTTCGCGGCGTGCGGCGGCACGCTTAATCAAACCGGGAAGCGTCTTGTATGACCATGTTTGCGTTGCACGGTTGAACTTGTCTTTCACGAAAACCCATTGCGGCGTTCCGTTCGGACGTTCATTGAACCGCTTGCAAGCCGTGGCATAATCGCCGCGCTTGAACGCCGAATCAATCGACGTTCCGCAAAAGGTTCCAAAATGATAATTGTGATCGACTGCGGCGGCCAGTGCGAACGGGTATCCTTGCGTTCGCAAATTCGGCGCGCATTTAAGCACGGGTTCAGCGTGCTTAATCAAACCTTGTTCCAACGATTCGCGGCATTCTTCGATTGTGTAACGCTTGTCAATTTGAACGTTGTATGTATCGCCAGCGCATTTGGTCGGAACGCCAATCGGATCATAGTAACCGCGCAAAACCATTCCTTCAAAGCGTTCAGTAAATCCGACTTGGGAACCGATACCTAAAAGGATTGCAGCCGCGCCCGTGCCAACGACAGCGGCTAACGTTTTCTTGCCTTGCTTGTTTTCGGTTTCTTTGGTCATTTCTTATACTGCCGAATTAGTCTTGCGATTGCACTTCCTGCGAAGATCAACAGGGCGATTGACGTTGCGAACTGTTCGGGAAGCAAACGCCGAACTTCAATCGGCATTGCTGACCAAAGATAAAGCACGGATTCAGGCCAGAACGTAAACCATCCCATGACGACAACGCCAAAGGCCGATAAACGAACAGTCCAAAGCTTATAAGCGCGCTTCCAATCTTCGATTAAGCGCGGCTTGCGTTCTTGATTCATCGTGTGGCCCCGTCAGTCGGTGGCGTAATGTTCAGCTTGTATTCAATCATTAAAAAGCGGCGGTCTGCGGCAACGTCTGCGGCATAAAGCGCCTTGCCTTCGCGCCAACCCCAGCCGATTAAACCGACGCAGGTTAACAGCACGGTTCCGCAAAGCTTGATGATGAAGCTATGACGGTCAATGACCTTGGCTTGCGCTTCAACCTGCGCCCGTAACAACGCGACTTCGGCGGGCACTTGTTCAATCTTCGCAAGCGAAATGCGTATGTTTTCCAATGAATTACGCATTTCTTTTGAATCCGTGATTAGCGTTTCAACACGGTCAACCAAAACGGCGACTTGCTGCGGGTTAACTTGCATGTCGGTTTCGCTCACTTATTGGCCCGGTTGCCCCTGCGTACCCGCGCACTATACACGCGCCAGACAGGCACGCAAAGAAAAACCCCGGCGCATGGCCGGGGTTTCCCTGTACGCCGCCCCTTGGGGCGCTGGCGGGCCGCTTACGCGGTGCGCCAGACTCGCGCGCCGCCTTCAACAGCGCGAACGACGAACTTGCGGGTTTCCTTGATCGCCGGAACGGTGTTGCCCTTGCGGTCGGTGCGCGTCTGGCCGGGGATTTCTTCGGCGTAACGACGGGTTGCGCTGGAAACGGTGCTTGCAAGCGACTTCGCAACGTTCGGCTTTTCGGCCGTGTTCGGAACGAAGAACGATTGACCGACGTTCAGTTGATCGAACGGGTAAGTCTCGCCGCCACGGCCACGGCCGGTAACGGGGGCAAGTTCAATGCCATCTTCAATGGCGAAGGTCGGCTTGGCGGCCGGTGCGGCGGCCGGGGTCTGCGGTGCGTTCATGCTTTCAATGCCCTTTGCGGTTGCGCGGGTCGCCAACTCCCCCGCTTCGTTGGTCATGGACGGGTTGACTTCAACCAGCCCTTCGGCAAGCGCGCTGGCGTGCGCTTCCGGGGAAGTATAAACGAAACTTCCCGAATTGGTAGCCGCGATGATGGCGGCCAGATCGAACGCCGGGGCGGTCTTGGACTTGTTCTTGCGGGGTGCGGCCATGTTGCGTTTCTCCTAGCTAGTGAAGTTGTGCGGGATGCACGGTTTGAATACTACACGCTTCAACCGGCGTGTCAACAACTATTTCGTTAAATCTTCGTTGAAAGGCGGCGGGTCTTTCCCGCCGCATTCATCCTTGTAACGGCCGCGTTCGTAATCAGGCCAAACGCCATCGCGGACATTGTTGCAATAACGCTGCTGTTCAAGTTCAGCGTCTTGCTTATCCATCATGCCCACAATGACGACGCAAGCCGCGATGAACAACAGGCCGACAACCTGCCGGGCTTTCATGCCCGCTTGCTCGCACGGGCACGAACGTTGCGACGCTTGCGGGCTGCGCGCTTCGCCTTGGCTGCGCCAGTGCGCCAGACGTGCGCCGGGCCGCCCTTGCTACCCTGCCGGGCAAGCTGATTGATGTTCAGTCCCTTTGCGGCAAGGTCGGCTTCCATCTTGGCCTTCGCTTCAATGGCCTGCGGATTGCCAGAAAGGGCCATTGCGGCGGTTGCAATGAACGCGGAAATGATTGCGCTGCGACGATTAAACATGCTTGTTACTCCCATTGACCGTTTGGTTTGTTACAATCGCGTTCAGCGGCACGCGACTTGCCATAACGTTCGCCCTTGCGTTCAAGCTTAACACGCTTGCGCTTAGGCGTAATCTTGCGATGCTTCCAAACGT